GAACCTCTTAACAAAAAAGAAGTTGAACAGTTACTAGCATCACAGTCTGGTGGATATCAAACCGTTAGAATTGAAACACCGATTAAAATTATTGGTGCAGAAATTGTAGATCCTGATTCTCCTAAAAAATGAAAAAATTCTTACCTTTGATTTTACTGGCATTTCCAACAGTTAGTTTTGCAAACATCACTCATTCGATCCAATCTGTAGCGTCAGTCTCAACCGTCGCAGCTTCAGCCACTAGCGAGCGTATTGGATCTTCTATAAGTGTCGCAGGTACAAACGTGACACCAAAAGCAAACACTGTTGCCGGTCAGATAGGTTCTCTTGATTTGTCCGATAATGGTATCGCTAATGGTGTTCCTACTGTTGATTACGATACTAGCTTTAATGTAGTCAACACAGGTGATGCTTTCTCGGCGAGCGAGACTTACATCCAAGCTGACGCCGTACCAAGCTTACTATCTGCTACGGTAACCAACGGTGCGGTTCCGTCTTTACCATTGTTAGGCAAGAACACAGTAGTCGCAGGCGGTGACCCGGGTTCTGTTGCTATCACATTAGATAGTGGACAAGGTTTAACTGTAAACCTATCTGATATGGGTGCTGGTACAACTGCAACGCTTCAATCAACAATCACTCTTGGCTTGGATTGATGAGATGGTTATTGCTTTTGTTTATAGCTTTTCATAGTTCGTATGCACAGGCTACCACTCCTAGGTTCAGTGCGAATCAGATGCAATCTACAAGCAAAAGTGTTTCTACTATCAATGAAACTATTGTTACTGAAAACTACAGGACAGGTTATTCGTACAGTGTACAAGGACATAACATCAAAGTTAAAGACGGTACTGTCATATCACCTGATGCCACATATACTACAAGTCAAAACACAGGAAAGGTTAGCTTTCAATGGGTGACTCCAGAATTAACAAGCAAACCTCAATGGACAATAGTAACAGAAGGCTCAGACTTTTCTCTCGTAGAGAACTTTCTTGCTCCGGGACTAGACGCAGTGTCAATTATCACAAGAAATCAAACTATAGAAACTGTGCAAGACTCTGTAACGCTATTTCAATAGCTTTATTATGTTCTACACCTGTACATGCAAACACCACAATAAGCTCACCTTCAAGTTCAACTCAGTCTACAGTGGTAAATCAGGGTTTCCAGCAGATATCAGGATCTTTCCCTACTCATAGATTTTCAAACGGAATACAATGCCAGTTGCCTACACTATCTTTTAGTCCTTTCATTACTAAAAATGAAGGCTTTAACACTCCAAGAATTACTACATCACGAACCAATATATATGACACTGCAACGGACAGCGAGACAGGCCAGTTGCTAAATCCGGGAAGTATTCTATATGTCGCAGAACAGGAAAGAATAGATCAGACAAACCATAATCTATCTTATGGAGCAACTCTTAGCATCCAAGTACCATTGGGAAAGAGATACAATGATGAGTGCTTGGCAAGTGCGCAAGCCCATAGGAAAACACAGGAGTTTATGTTAGAAGCTAAAAAACTTGAAGTTAATCTTAACAGACTAAAAATATGTGCTGAACAATTGAAACTTGGTATTAAATTTGCAAAAGGCTCAGAAGATGAAGTTTCTTGTCGCAACGTAGTTTTAACAACAATTCCAAATCAGATATTACCGCATACGCACGAAATAAAAAAACCACCTAATAACCCAGAAAAAGGTGGTTGATTTGATTTATTTTTGAATCAAGCTTATCTTAACTAAAAATATTTTATGGGCAAGTCAACGAACCTTGTTTTTCTTGCCCTTGAATAGATTAGCAACACGTTTTATAACTTGCTTGGTCAATGGCTTTACAACCGCAAGAAGGAGAGGAACAGTTGCAGCCACACCTGCAATAAGAGCAGTAGACACAGTAACACTAGCACTTGGGATAAATTGATCGACCCAAGGGACTTCTTCCCATACCGCATTGCAAGATCCGTCCAATAACCCACGCTCATATTTTAACAAACGCTCCAACCTTAATTCATTACGCCAATCTCCCTTTCTATACGGTGCGTTTTTAGGTGGACATAATGGATAAAACTCTTCTGCCTTTTCTTCCTTTCTTGGTGGCATAAATGCACTCTTGAGTTTTATGCCTGATGAATATTGCGATGAGCTTTCTGTTTCTATTGTGTCTTGTGGATCGTAAACAATAGATCTAATTCTTTGTCTTTCTGCTTTTGGTGCAGTTGTTTTTTCTTCTTCAACAGGTACAGTAGCAGTTATTGGTCCTTGAGGACAGGTTGCATATTGCTTACGGTTATAAAAAACTATTGTTGGATTCTGTGTTATCTTCAGATCTCTATCAACTAAATCACAGGCAGGTTGCACACCTGTTAAAACAAATTCAGTGACAAAGGGAACAGAAGGAATATCAACAGTTGGTATCGTTATCTTCGGTACTTTTATACTTGGCACTAAAACTTAGGTATTGAAATACCAGTGCTGCTAGGCATTGCCTTATCTAATGCTTTTGGCATAAGTCCTTGTACTTTACCCATAACCTTTTCCATCATCATCTTTTCAAACTGTGGGCTTGTTAAGTAACGATATCCTGCATAGGCCCCACCTAAAGTTGAAATGCTGATAACAAACGATACGATAGATAAGATAGAAGAAATTTTATTTAACATGATTAGAGATGCATTTTTAAAGGCATTAGTGCCTGTTACCATTATAACCTTTGTATCTGTAATGGCTATTGCACCTCTATATGTCACGTTATCTGTAATGACTAGAAGCTATACTTCAAACCAACCTTAGTTCCGTATGTATTCACGTCATCTGTGACAACAGCGAACTCACCATAAGCATTTAATTTATCGCTTAAGTCATATCCACCACCAACTTTACCAGAAAGCTTAGTATCAGAATCTCCTACAGAAGGATTAATAAAACTAGGACCACCTTGTAGGTAGAAGGATCCGTTTTCTCCAACAGTGTTTTCGTAACCGATGTGAAGGTCTATGACATTACCACCCCACTCAGAGCCTACGTTAGTTTGATTAAATTCTGGGTTTAAATAGAAACCTGCATAAGCTGGAACGCTAAGTGCTACAGACGCAGCAGATAGTGTTAAAACTTTCTTTAGCATAATTTTTAAAAATTAAAGTTTTATATTAATTGATCTCTAAGTATTTACAACTAGCAGTGTATAAGTAAATAATTTGACCTTTAACTACTAGGTTCTGTAGGCCAAGTAATGTTATATGGATCTGACTGTGTTGGTACGTCACGTAAAGCCTGTCTATAATTCTTCCAAGCGTCAGACAAGGTAAGATCGCTACTAGCTCTCCAATCAGTAACTTGCAATCTTTGATCTCTTTCTAACCTTATAGCAATCCATTTTTGATTAGTTAGTTCAGTTTGTTCATCTGCTGTTGTATTTTCTACTCTTACGTTATAGGCTTTACCACCTTCCACGTAAGCATCTACAATTAATAGTTTTTGTGTTGGTGTTGTATAGCTTAGATTTTCTATAAGTTCTACTACATTATTTTCAGTAAGAAAATCTGCGTTTGGTCCTTCAATACTAAAACTTGTATTGGGAAAAAGTTGTTGAATTGTACCAGTGTTTTTTACAGTAGTACCATCAATGATTGCGTAGTTCATAAGTTAATTTAAGGTAGCCCGAAACGGGATTTTTGAGCATTATATTGACTATCAACATCAGCCTGTGAAAATGATTTATTGTATCCTCTTACAATTCCATATTTTCCAGTAAATTGAAGCCATCTTTCAGTAAGTCCAAATATAAAATTGCCATAATAATTTATATTATTTGTAGCTGTATAAAATAAAGTTTTATTTCTGTACATATTTGTAGTATAAGTTGACCCGCTTACAGTTCTAGTAATAATTAACTGTTCCCAACCAGTACTAAGAGGAGTCGTGTTTTGACCACTATAAGTAAAAGAGCTATTAGTAGCTATTGTACCTCCTTGCGAATTACTAAAATTACTTGAATTGTCACCGGGACTGTAAGTAAGACCACTGCTAAAACCTTGTTGCTTTAAAGTATTTGATACAAGGTGTAAACTAACTTTACGGAACATAAAACTTGGTGAAAAAATCATCCCATCACTCCATACATAAACAGCTTGTTGATCTGGTGTATTAACCTCTGTATTTGAAGATGAGTATGGATTACCAAAATCTGCATTACAAATAAATTCAAAAGTAAACGGATGTATTTGATTAGAACTACTAGCACCAAAATAAGCAACACCACCTGATTCTGGTCTACGAAATATATTAATAGTTGGTTCTATACCATTACCAGAATAACGAGGACTACTTGCAGTATTGTTACTATTGGTCTTAACTAAATGTCCGCCTAATGAAGAACTATATCCATAACTATGACCCGAAGAACCATAATTATATAATGTACCATTATTTCCATTACCTGTTAAATCAGTAATTCCACTGCTAGTTCTATTCCAGCAATTAGTATCCCCAAAATCCCAATGTAAAGTAGCACCTGCGATAATAGCAGCAGTTTCACCGCCAGCAGCAGCACGAAGTCTATGCGATCTCATTAACCTAAATCTCCTACAGTTGCACCATATAATGTACTGCCAACTTTAAATAATTCTATTGCTGTTGGTGTAGCTCCTCCTAATGTTGGGGCAGAACCTCCTACCCAAGTCATTGTAGGCCAAGTCATCGTATAAGAGGAACCACTCGCAGTAACTATAAGAAGCATTGATTGCCCAGTGGTTAGGCTATCAGTTGCAGTTCTATTTGCTCCTAATGTCCAAGTTTGTATTGTTCCATTAATAGGATCTAAAGCTACAGAAGAGGCATCTGTTATTGCAAAAACTGTTTCAGTTATTTCTTTTTGAAAAATAACTTCACCTGTAAACGTACCACCAGCAAGCGGCATTTTTGTTGAGTCAGTTGTAGATGGAGTTGTAAAACTTAAAACTCCATTTCCATCGGTCTGTAATAGTTGTCCGTTTGTTCCTACATTATTAGGCAAAGTTAATGTATAGCTTGCACCAGCAGAGTGTGGTGGTGAAGCAATTTGTACTCCGTGATTATTATTTGAGCAATTAAGTTTTATTGTCCCAACAGTACCAGTAGTTGTCCCATCACCTTTAATTTCAACAACACCAGCACCATTAGGATTTAAAACTATATTTCCGTCAGTTGTACTTGTATTAATTTCATTGCTTTGTACATCTAAGTTACCACCTAGTTGCGGTGTTGTATCTTCACTGACATTCTGTAAATAACTGGATGGTATGGAAGTTAGATATGTATTTGTATCAACGGTATAAGTACCAGCACCAGTACGTTTCATAAAACCATTAGACGTAAAATCACCATCTAAGATGGCACTATCTAATGCTGTCTTATCTTCATCAGTCATTACACCCCAAGCTGATGTAGTTGCAGCAGCTAAATATATTTCAGATACGTACGTTGTATTGTTTTGATTTGTTTCTGATAATATTTTATAATTACTTCCAGTTATAGTTTGGCTTAAATCTACGGTTGTAGTACCACTGCCATTATTAACAAAACTTAATGTACCGTTTCCATCTGTTTGTAAAACTTGTCCGCTACTACCATCTGCTGCGGGTAACGTAAACGTAATATCGTTAGGCTGTGAAGCTGGTGCTACAAAGCTTACCATATTAGCGTTACTGCTATCTCTATCAAATGAAAGCTTATTAGAACCTTGAATTTTTAATCTTCCATTTCCAGAGGTTACAATTTGAGGTGAGCTTGAAATTGGTGAATAAGTCCAATCATATAAAGCAGTTGGATAAAATGCATTAGTATCGTTTATCCATGCAGTGCCATTATATTTAAGAACTTGCCCGTTAGTAACACTTGAAAGAGTTACATCTGTTAGTCCACTTAATGACGTTGCACCAGCACTGGGTAAAGATACAACATTATTTCCACCTTGGTTAGAAATATTATTACCACAATTGTGAAAAACATTTAATTCTTCATAGCATTGAATTTCAGCATTTAAACTTAAAAAAATAGCATCAAGACTAGTGTTGAAATCAAAAAAACTATTACCTTGTATTTGTCCATCACTATCAGTAGTAGCACCACTAGGATTTTCTATAGAAATTGCTACATTACTATAATTTGAATGAACATTTGTAGAAGTTGATTTAAAAAGATTACCATGTATATTCACAATTCCACTGTCTTGCAATAACAAACATCCTCTAGATCTTTGTCCAGCAGGGTTAGATGTTAAATCTTTACCAGAAGAGAAAAATGAATTACTTATTTGTATTTCTTTACTGCTAATTGTATGAATACAGTGATGACTAACTACTGGATTTGAAGTATTCACAGGTTCAATTTGTGTAAGTGAATTAGTAAAAGCTGAGTTAGATACTCTTAATCCACCAGTTCCTATAAAAAAGATAGCTTTACGATTTTGTTGAAATATACAATTATTTACGAAAACAGTGTTTGCAGACAGATCAATACTTATACCATGATTTCCATAAGTAAAACTACATGCATCAAAAAAATAACTACCTACAGTTAATCCATTTGTAGTGCTTATATTTACAGCAACACCAAGTTGTTTTCCATCAGTTCCCACGTTTTCTTGATCATGTTCTCCATAAAAATTACAATTTTTAAATGACACCTCACCTAGGTTATTAATTTTTACTGCATTTTCAAAAAAAGTATCTATTAGAATACTGTTTGCAGTGGTTGTCCAAGGAACAAATTGACAACTTTCTATTACACAAGTTTGTGTAGGAACGCCTTGCAAAGTATTTCCTTTTAGATTTATACCATTAGCTAATTGACTTGTAGTTTCGTTTGCATAAGCAAATTCAATATTTCTTATACTAAATCTTGGTGCATTTAAATTTGATGCATATTGGTTAGTTGAAATTGTGACATCTAAAAAATTAGAAGCAGAACAATTTAAGTATCTAATATTTGTAATACCATAATTATCACCCTCAATTGTGTTGTTAGGTTGATGTAATTGAAAACTTACATTATCTACTTGTGCTGATTCTGGTATATCTAAAAAGTATCTATTAATTCCACTAGGCACTGTACCTAAAGGTTTAATTGGTATTATTTGGCCGATTAATACCCAATTTGTACCATTATCTGTGCTATACCGTAATTCTAAATATTCTCCATCCGTAGCAGGAGTGCTAACTTCTGGCTGATCTCCACCATTATTATTATCACCAATAATTGCGTCTATTTCTATTCTTGTTACTTTACCATTACCCTCAAAATTACTAGCATTTATAGGTGCAAAGGCAACTGATCTTTCAGAATTAACTGATGAGATGCCAGGTATTCCTTGTTCTGAAAACCAAATATAATTTTGTCCTGTATTAAATCCACCAGTATTTCCACTAGCACTAGAATTTGATGTTCTAATTGATACGTTACCTACTACACTAGAAAAATCAGGATCTGCTGCAGAATTATTAGGATCAGTAATAATTTCTCCTGTATTTTTATTTGCAATCGCAATTGTAGATAAAGTTGTTAATGTAGGTAGGCATTTTAAAATTACATTACCGTTACCTTTTATATGTAATTGTTCAAATTTTTCATCTAAAACAGCAAGTAGATCTTTGGTTATTACATAAACACCAGCATTTAATTGTAATTCCTTACCACTATTAGTAATACAGAAATTAATAGCATTTTGTAAAGATAAAGTGTCATCAGTTACACCATCACCTTTAGCACCAAAATCAGCAGCATTAACTATATCGGCCAGTTTGTCTGTAAGAGTCCTTTCTACAGCACCAGTAACAGAACCAGAATCTACTGTATTGTCAAGAGAAACTTTTAATCCATTAGAAATAGATGAAAGTTGTCCGTTAATTTCTTGCAGACCAAATAACAGTTGATCATTTTGAGTATCTAAATCATTTTCTGTTAAAACACTACCATCTTCAAAATCTACTTTTTTTGCTGATATATCAGTATCTCTAGTAAATTTTATAGCTGCACCATTAGCAGGTTCATTGCCACTGGTGAATGTGATTTGTGAAGTACTGGTAAAAGTGTAATGCGTACCGAGAGTTTTTAAAACCCCATCGACCGTAACATCAACTTCAGATTGCTCTATGTATAAGAAGGAGATATCAAAAGGACCAGCAGTACCATTACCAGTACGGTCTGTAAAAGATGCAGCAGTGTTAGTAGCCATAGTTAGTTAGCGTTAAGTTGTTGAAATCCTTCAAGGATGTCTTCGTTAGCTTCTTTTCTAACGGCAGATTGTTTCCGTTTATATTCTAGTTCACGTTCTGGATTTTTACTTAACCATATTTGTTTGCCTGCTTTTTTGTATTTATTGACAATACCTCTCAATATTCCCTCCGCCAAATCTCTGTTAGCTTCTTGTGCCTGTACTTCTATATCCATATTGTTCTGTTCTATCAATTCACCTCTCACACTTTTCATAATTGCTTGAAAATCTTTTTGTTGAATTCTGTTGTGTAAAGCTCTGACCATAGTTACACCATTAATTTTTACAAAAGCAGTTTCTTCAATAAGGTCAAGATGTTCTTCATACGTTAGTTCTATTCCACTTCCAATTGCTTCGCCACTAGCTAATCTTGTAAGAGCTAATTCATCTGATGGTTGAGTTATCCTTGCGCCAATATCATCAAGTGTTGTAAGAACATTGTTATTGATACTACTTGTTTCTTTAATTGGATTAAGAACACTCATATTATCAGGACCGAAGCCAACTGGGTATTCAATGATAGAACCAGTTATAAAGTTTCTCATTGGCCTAAGACCACCACTATATCCAGGTATTGTTGTTGCTAATTCGTTATGAAACTTTCTTAACCATACAAAATTATCATCACCTGCTCTTGTTTTTTTATCTAATATCTCTTTATCAGAGGTTACGTTTCTTTTTACTGATCTACCAAGCGCACTGAATGGATTGACAGTAGCTGCTGCTCTTCTGGCTAACCAATTTTGAAAAAATTGTGGTTTTCCTAACAAATCAGCAAGCTCAGTAATACCTTGTAAATAAGTTTTATTTGTAATATTACGACCTAATGCGACAGAAGCAGCTACACCAAAATCATCACGATCTTGTTTACTTAAACCGCCTGTAATAGCTGCTGCATCAGCAGCCATCATTAAGAAAGAAGCCCAAGGGTCTAATCTCCTAAAGCTGACATATTTATACCTTGGCTTGCCATCTTTACCCATTCTTACATTGCCATCTCCGTCTTTTAAAAGAAATCTAAAACTATAAGGTTGCCAACCTGTAGCTCTCTTTTGATTAAGCATATTGAAATCAGAAGGGCCACCACCAGTAATTGCTAGTTCAGACATTGGATCATTTATTGAAAATGCTGTAGCACCTGCTATTGACCATATTGCACCCCCCAAATACATTTCACCTCTTGCTTTTGCGGCCACAGATGGATCAGCACTTCTAAGTGCTTGTCTATATTCTTTTAAAGCCATATTAACTCCAGGAGTTCTTCTTACTTGTGCTTTAAATATATTTACTGGTGTTCTCACAAAAGGTAAGACCACTCTTCCAAAAGGATGTCGTGAAACTCCTTGTATTGCAGCACCTAAACTATCCTCTGGCAAATCAGCAGTAAATGTTGTTTCAGCAGCATATTTTTGTGCTTTATCGTATAGATCTATAACAGATTTGTCTTTTATATTTGCCATGCTGTTTTTATTGACAATTTCAATAGTGCCATCAAATTGTTCTTGTATATGTTTTTGTAAATCAGCACCTTGCAAACCTTTTCTCATGCCATCTTCCCAAGCACTTGCTTTTACATAAGCTCTAAAGTTAAGTTGTTTAAAGAACTCGTCTTCTGCAAGTAAAAATCTACCTGGTAAACGAATAATAGTACCTAATCCATTTACAATATTTGCTAAATTTCCATTTCCTTCCATTCTTATTTGAAAACGATCAGCTTCTTGTATCATTGCACCAGGATTAACAATATTATCTTCAATTTGAAATGCTTGCTTTGCTGCTTTTAATGAATCAGTAATAGATGCCATAAGATAATACAGTTCTTTACCACCTCTCATAGCTTGCATTTGATCAAAACCTTGACGAGAAACAGAACCTAATGTGTTTTCTAATGGCCTTGCTAATGTATTTAAAGCAGTGGACATTATATTTACAGCATGTGTTTCTGGGCCAGACAATATTGAGTTTATAAAAATTTCATTTTGTATTTTTACTCCTCTCATAAATTTACTTTCATTAGCCATCTTTTGTAAGGCTTGAGGATTGCCTTGTGCAGCTTGTAATTTCTTTGTAATTATTCTTAGTCTTTTCCATGATGCCTTATCACCTTTTTCAGCAGCTTCTAATATTTCTTGCATTGAAAATTCAACTAATGGATCTGTAGGTTCTTTTACAGTTCCTCTAATATCAGTCGCTTGATCTATTGCTTTTTCTGCTGGTGTTCTACCTGCTAAATCATCTATAGAAGCTGCTACATTACCTACTCCACCACCTACTCTATTAGCAGCTAATGTTTGTGCTGGTACTGTTTTTAAAGGTTTGTTAAGAGTAATAAGACCGTCTAATACTTTTGCTTCTGTAATGAATTGTTCTTTTAACTCTTCAGTTAAACCACTTTTATTACCTGTAGCTAAAGTTTCATCTATAGTTTTTGCTAATGATGCTAAATTAATAGCATTTCTATTCATTAATTTATTCATAGCAATTAATACTGCAGGTAGGTCTTCCTCTCCTCCTCTGCCATATCTAGCATTAAATAATCTTGCAGACTCTATGGTTTCTTGTGGTAATAAACTATTTGCAGATTGAACCATATCTTTAAATGTTCTTTTATAAGGCCAAGCATTATTAGCATCAAGTTCTTTTAATTTGTCTGCTTCATCAAGAATTAGTTTTTGCACATCAGGATCACCACCACCTGTAAATTTAGGATTAAATGTTGTTTGTACTTTTGGATCTGCTAAAGCGTCAAGATCTACTTTATTAATATCAATTTGATTTGTAGGATCAAAATATATTCTTACCTGATGTAATCTTTTACCTTTACCTGCTTTCTTTCCTCCTTGATGAGTAAACCCACCAAAACCTTTTCCTTTAAAGTAATCTTGAAAATTACCAAATATTTCATCAATAACTGTATTAGAACTTACACCTCGTCCATTTGCATAATCTCTTATTTCATCAAATAGTTGAGATAATGTGTAGTTGTCACCTAAATCATTAACTGCTTCTGAAACTATATTTTCATAAGGTTCATCATCAAAATTATTTATAAAAGTTTTTAATTCTGCATCAACAGATTGATCTAAGTCATAGAAATTTACAGGTTGTTTTTCTGCAATTTCATAGGTAACTGGTCTGAAATCTGGTGTTTGAGGAGGGTTATCTGCTAACTCATCTAAACGATCAGCTATTTTATTAAAAGCATCAACATTAGTTCTTGAGCCACCAGAAAATTTATTATCTATTGGAAATTGTCTAGCCTGTCTAGCAAGATCTCTCAAGCGATCAGCAGACGGAACTTCAATACCAGGTCTTACTAATTGATTTAATTCTGCATCTGTTATATCTAATTTAGCTAAATCACTTTGTATTCCAAAAGGTAAGTCGCCAATTCTTTTAACCCCTTTAGCAATAGGTATTTCTGGTTTTAAGAATTGTTTTTTACCTTTCTTTTGATATTTGCTACCAGTAATTAAATCATCTGTTGTATAGAATCCATTACCATAAATATTTTGTGATGATACTGCTTCTCCACCTTCTTGAAGTGTTATTTCTTGTGACGTACCATGATAAAACTTACCTTGACCTCTAGTATCAGGTAAATCAAACTTTACTGGTGTTGTATTTTTTGGTGTTACCTTAGTAGGTTGTTTATCAATACCAAGATCTAATATTTCATCACCAAGATTATCAACAACATTATCTGTCATTAATATTTCATCTCGTCTTGACAACCTTTTTATTACTCTTTCATATAACTCAGGTGTTTTCTTTATAGCTTTGACACCAAGACCTAAAGCAGTAAGAGCTTCACCTGCTACTAATCCACTTGCTGCCTGCCTAAAACGTGCATCTGCAACACCTATCTCTTCTGGTGTCTTTGCTTTTAAAACGTCAGTAATAACACCCCCTAGTCTTGGGTGCTTGTCGATCATATTGAACAAGTTCTCTTCATAAGGATCTTGTACAACAGCATCAGTGATAAAACCTGCAAAAGCATTTCTTACCCACGCATTATTCATTCCTACTAGCTTTGTACCTTTCAATCCTTTACTAATAACACCAGCAGGTAATAAGAACTGTGTTATAGCCTGTGGTACGGTATATGCCCAATCCTCCTTATCACCTTTTATTTCAAGACCTAATGCCTGTAAATCTATAAGCTCATTATTATCGTATGGATTACCAACAGCATAATCATAAATATCATCTACAAACTCAACCGTTTCATTAACAGCTTTCAAAGGACCAGATAAAGCACCTCTGATAACTTTAGAAGTTTTAGTTTGTTTTAATTTTTTACTAAGTTCCTTTTGACTTGCACGAAACTTTTCATTGCGTTCTTGTCTCTCTTGATTAAATTTAGACAAACGAGTTATTGGGTTTGAATCAGTCATAACTAATTAGTTTTAGGTAAAAACTTCTTGTAAGCTCCTGATTTGTAGACTGACCAAGCATCATAACCTTGCTGATCAAAAATCATTTTAGCTGCTCTTACATTAACAGCAGGGTCATATAATTCATCATTATCTTTTAGTTTCATTTGTTTTCTTCTTTCTTCACCTAACTTATAGGTAGGATAGTCAATCATATTAATCTGCCATAAACCGTAAGAAAGATCTCCTGTATCTGTATTATCGTTTAATGCTCTTGCTCTTCCACTGGATTCAGCTAAAGCTATAGCAGCCATAATCTTAGCTTGCTCTGGTGTGAATCCACCTTCTACTGCAAGTCTTTCTAATGAGTTGTATTCCAAGGGTTTTGTTATATCAATTTCATCTAAGACACTGTTTTGTTCCTTATCTTCTGCTTCTATAATCCGTCTTGCCTCTTCATCTGTCACTTCTGTTACTGCTCCCGCTTCAAAATCACCTTCTATATCACTTAAGTCTTGTCCTTTCTTTTTTTCCCCCTCTGTCACTCCGCTTTTTGGTTTTAATAAATTCACTTTATCTCTAGCTTTTTTAATAAACTTTTCTTTAATTTGTTCTAGTTTCTCAATTTCAGTTAATGGATCGACACCTTTACCCTCACCTAAGATGTAACGAACTGATTCTAGTTTTGCTGCGTTAAAAAGATCATTGACAGCAGAAGAACCTTTATCGTTCAGTTGACCTGTTGTACCTACAATAAATGTTGCATCACTTAACTCACCTTTAAGTTGGCTATTTAGTTCTGACAACATTTTATTTAAGTTATTAAAATCTCCATTTTCAGAACCATTAGCCACTCCTAGAAGTTGACTTAATCTAGTTCTATTTGCTTGAGTTTTAGGAGTTCTTACATCTGCGTACCAATTATAAGCAGCAGTCGCAGCATCCTTTTTTGATTCAAATCCATCACTAATAATTCTTGTTTCTAGCTGTGCTGATCTTTCTCTTGTATTACCATCTAAAGCAACACTAGCATTACCGATCTTTGGTGCTTCTAATGGATATTTTTTCTGTAAATTAGTTATAAGGCTTGCATCACCTGTTTCTGCAAATCTACCAATAGTGTTTACTATATCATCATTTTTATCTCTTTCTTTTTGTATCTGTCTGCGTCTTTCTTGAGTAAACATATAATCATTTATCTGTTTTTTTAATGTATTTACTTTTCCTTGATAATCAGGATGAGCAGTAAGGTTTAATTTGCCATCAACTCCGTAAGGAAACTTTTCTGCTATTTTTAATATTTTTTCTGTTTCATCTATATCACCATTTCCAGAAAGACCTGCTAACTCTGCTTGATCAAGTAGAACCCCTACAATTGTTTTATTTAGATCGCTTCTGTCCTTTGTAACAAGACCTAAATCATTCATACTTTGTTCAAAGTTAGATATTAGTTGCAGGTCTGTTTCATCATCACTTACTATCAATCCTTTTACTAAAGGAACAGCTAAATTTTTTAACTTTTCAAGGTTGTATTCTTGATGTTGTTCTATATGGCTAGAAGTAACTGTACTTGTAGCTTCAGCTAATTTTGGTAAAAAGTATTTGTTGACATAGGTAGAATTTATATCACCTAACTGATCAACAACTCTTGTTCTTTCTCCTTCTAACCATGTTTGAAACTGTGGTGATTCAAGAGAAAAAGCATTTAGAGATCTACCATCTACCTGTGTGGTTGCGTAGCTATTCGATAATGTGCTTTTTAAGTTATTACCTAAAATCTCTGCTTTAGTTCTTTGATAGGCACGATCAGCAAAGATACTTCCACCGATTAGTCTTCTGGCAGCATCTTCTCCATCAGTCTTTTTTACACCTCTACTTATATCTTTAAAGTTTTTAGCAGCATCTTCTATTGCTAGTTCTGTTCCTTCTGCTTCTTCTTTTTCTACTTCTGTTTTTATTCTTGTTTCTAAAAAGCTTTGAATATTTGGATTTATAGATTGTAATGCTTCTGCTAATTGTTCAATACCAGTTTTAGGTTGAACACTGGGAGGTCGTACAAAAGTATCTACAGGTCTTGCAGAGGATTGAAAAGCTGTGCTTTGATAACTGTTAGTCATAATTAGAAAGGCATACCAAACATAGGATCATCAAAATCTCTACCATAAGGTCCAGTACCAGAAGACCCTCTTCCTGTTAAAGCAGAAGTAGTTTTTGTTGTAAGATTGTTGCCTAACCCACCTGTAAGAGAAGCATACGAGCTAAGACCTGATACAGCAGTATTCAACAGAACTGATCCTAATGATGGTATCTGGTTATATGCCTGGTTTATATTACTCTGTAGTTGATTTCTTCTGTTATCTCTTTGTGCTACAAGACCTTCTACATTTCTTGTATATTGTCTGCTTGCTGATTCAAGTGCTTGGTTTATAGATTCTCTAAAGTTTGCTGTCTGTCGTTCCTGATCCTGTAATAACAAATCAACTGTAAGACCTGCTCTACCTGATGCCTTTATAGCTCCTTTTGCCTGCAATCCCCTGATAGTTGCTGCTTGTTTTTCCTGTGCCTTTGATGCTCTTGATTCTTTTAACTGTGCTGCCAATGCTTCTTGTTGTCTCGCAAAAGCCTGCTCTGCTGACCTGTTTGCTATTAAGGCTGATTGGTATGTTTGATTAGCTGCTGCCTGTGCTGCTGATCTTTGTGCTAGACCACTGACTAAGTTAAGACCAAGAGATGCTGCAAATAAAGCAGATTGCGTACCTGCTGCTAATCCTCCTATTGCTGGAAATGCTGCAACACACATCTATGCGATCCTCAGAAATTCGTAGAATGGTTTGCCCTGCATACCATATTCTTCATGATATTTGATAAAGGTAAATCCAAGAGCTTTTAACCATTTAATAGCAGAATGATTCTCTGCATATACAAAATTATATAAGACTTTGTAAGATTTCAACAGGTTATCTACCCATTCTCGACCTTTTCTTATTAGTTGTATTCTATATTTCTTATTTTCAAATAAGCTATCTGTTCCAACCATCCATATAACACCACCTCTAACTACTCCACAAAGACCTATAGGGGTATCATTATCGTCAGCTATAGCCATGTTCACCTTACTGCAAATATAGGTAAACTGTAGTGCCTGTAGGGGTTCTTGTCCTGTTTGATAAAATGCTTCCACCTTATCAATCTCTCTTAGATTTTTAGCCACATATTTAAGATCTTTAAATGTAGCCTTTCTTAAATGACCCATTAAATACGTCTACTTCTCATGTGAAACATAGCTTCATATTCAGCACTAGCCAATGTTGTAGGTAAGAATGTGTTATTTTTTACATCAATATTAACTCTATCTGCTCTACTCATCACAGGAACTTTAAATGATCCAGACTCTAGATTTACTGATCCAATAGTGCTACTAGCTGCACCCAAGAACCTACCAGTAAATTTATGTGTGCTTGTATCTCTATTATCAGGAGTGACTTCTACCTTAAAGAAACCAGTATCTTCAAACTTGATATAGAAATTATGTAGTTGTAAACGACCAGAAAGAAACTCACCACCTGCCTGTCCTCCACTGCCAGCAGTTAATCTCTGTTGACTAAACCTATAGTGCATTTCGTATGGCTCACCAATAATAAATTTACTATTTCTATAGTCTCCTGTTGCTGTAATAGTGGCTGTTGAACCATCTGTAGTATTGGTTGTTGCTATAAGTTGTCCTGGTTTTAAAGATAGAGTTGTGCCTTGTTGATTTACAAAAGTACTTGTTTCTCCACTACCTAAAAACCTACCAACAACATTCATATTAGCTCTTAACCTATAAGGCACAGTAAAGGTAGAAGTATCAGTAGAAGAGTTATAAGCAACAGAAACACCAGTAGTGGCTTCTGTAACCTTATGATCTAAACGATATTCAAATGTAGCGTTAGTTTCAGTGAACTGATTTTCAAAAGGTATCTTCTCCAGTGTTATACCATTAGCTTCTTCTATTACTAAAAACAAATCACTACCAATAAAATCAACATTCTTAATAGATCTATTCTCATTGATTGTAAAAGTAGACCAGCTATTTAATATCTTCTGATACTGCTGACCATACAACCATCTGTTGATATATAGCTTATTAGGTTCATCAGTACCAAGACAAACTAAAACATCTGCACTTGTAGAGACTGCAAATTTAAATATGTTACTTGGTATTAGTTTTGGTACATGAACAGTGATATTACTAGACTCTCTGATAACAAGATCTCTTTGATATATATATTCTCTTATGTTGGCAAAAGATCCTCTCTTTGATAAATAATAAATACTGCTACCAGCACCTACAGGTTGTGCATCATTATCAGATTCAAATTCAGTTAAGACTGTTACGTTAGCAGTTCTTGGTGTTAAATTATCTGTTGATGAAGATAGAACAAACTGTGTCTGGTCTGAAAATAATATAAGTTCTTGTTCTATTGTTACAGCACTTCTTAGTATAGATACTTTAGTATGGGAAGCTGCTACATCTATCGGTTCACTATCAATAACAGACAACACAGTTTCAGGAAAAAAGTTAAAAAACTCTGCTGCTCTTGATAAAACAACATTATCATCAGTTAGAAATCCAAGTCTGTTTCTAAAAAAGAAAACATTATTTATTTTTCTACCGATAAAAGAAGGGTTAGGTGCTGAATTTAAATCACCAACAGTTCTTTCTCCCCATTTAGGTAAAGTAAAACCTAATCCAACTGTGCAAGCTGTTGGAGCACTATGAGCACCTTCATTTGAAGTGGATACATAACTAAAAGTATTATCATCTATTTTTTCTATTGTAAACTGTCCATTTGTTAAATTATCTAAAGGTGATGGTAGAACACTTTCAACATTAATTAATTGACCGGTGTTAAATCCATGATTATTTTTAGTAATCGTAACTATGTTATCGGCAACTGTGCAAGCTGTTGGAGTACTATGAGCACCTTCATTGTTAGCAGATATATAAGTGAAAGTGTTGTCGTCTATTTTTGTTATTATAAAGTTTCCGTTTGTTAGATCATTACTTTCAATATTAATTAATTGATCGCTGTTAAATCCATGATTATTTTTAGTAATCGTAACTATGTTATTTGTAGTTACAGACGTGAACGTAGCAGAAATTGGTGCTGTAGATGTGAACGTAGCAGAATCTTGTAATGTAGTTCCATAACTATCACCATCAACTCTTGCAAATCTAAACTCACCATCTGCCTGTCTGACTAAAACATGAGGCATAGTGCTGTAATCAAATTTAAATTCTATTCCTGGCTTTGCACATTCTTCCCACTGCCCTTCTTCTAATATTCCATCTGTTGTAGCGTTATTACCTACAAATTTTACGTAGTAATTATCAAAGTTTGTAGCTTCATCACCTTTTACTTCTACAACATATCCATGAGGTGAGACTTTTGGGAGATCAGTAAATCTTTGAATACTATCTTTTACTATTGTCATGTGAGTATCACCTTGAGAATCACTTCCATCTATAGAAAAATTACTACCATCATTTTTTTTGATATGTAAGACAGGTCCATTCTGTACAATATTAAAAACTGGAGGTAAAGGATTGCCAGATGTAGGTGATCTACCAGCATCACCTAATAACTGAAGCATTATCTCTGCTGCCACAAGATCTGTACTTAAGGGATCATCACCATCAGTATCTTTTGTGGCTGTAGTATTATTAACTGTTACTGTGTAGGTTGTTTTATCTGAAACCTGATTAATAAATATAATTGCCTGTGTAATGTTAGAAGAAGTTAAATTTAAAGTACTATCCATAGCTGTTGGAATACTTGTATTAACAACAAAAGTAAAATCAGCAATAGTTACAGTCTTCATTACACTTCTAGGGTCAGAAGTATTTAAGTATGTAGTTCCATCAGGTTTATTTACTGTAAGTTCTGTACCATCTAATTGATATACTTTTACATTGCCATTACTAAATATTGCTACATACCTTTCATTTGAATCTCTATTAATAGTTTGTATATGAACATTACCTAAAGATGAAGTGCTGAGATTAGTTATATATTGCAAACCAGAACGCTTTGTAAGACCTGTAACAGGATTACTATCAGCATTGTCTTGTATGTCAGCATGATCAGCTTGTTTAGTATTGTCAGCAGCTTGTGAAACTCCTCTTAATAAGGTTGGTATTGCTTTAGATATAAGTGCCATATTTATCTAATTAGTGCGTTTGCTGGTGAGTAGGTATCAAAGACACTTGTTAATGATGGATCTCCTCTTAAAAGGTTATGATCTCCATTAGCCAAGTCTGTTTCCATTAGTATAGCTCTAGCTCTTACTTCGTCCTGTTGCGTGTATGTTCTTAATCCATCATCACTGACTAATCTATCAACAAAGATACGAGCAGCTTTGATTGTTATATACCTTCTTGCAGGTTCTGGTATCTCATCAAAAGTTCTAAAATAAACCACAGTACAGATAAGATCTTCATCAAATTCAAACTTATTATTCAGTCTGTCATATAGCTTCAATCCACGTTGTATCGCATCAATCGTAGGGTGCTGATGAATATTAGGATCAATCCTTAAAGTATCAACAGATAAGGCAATCTGATTAGATCCATCTCTTGTAAGAGTGACATCTATTTCAGTATTAAAAGACCAACCTTCTGATTGAACTTCTTTGTTTACTTCAGTAAGAGTTGATTGTGCTAGACGAGCATCAACAGGAAGTGTTCCTGTAAGACTGTTAATAGGAGCTTCTCCTATAGCAGCCAACATAATGTTGATGCTTTCCAGTTCAGTGGTTGCAGCTACAGACATGATTAGTATTTAATTTTAAGTGATTCTCTACCACCCATTTTCTTTTTCTTTTTTTTCTTTGATCCGTAAGCCATAATAATCTCCAAGTAGTAAGAAAAAGAGTACCCAGTTTATTGAGTACCCTTTATGTGAATTAAGAAGCAGATAACTTGATTGTAGCTGCACACTCAGGTCTTAGGATTCCATGACCTAGAGCATATTTTGCAACCATCAATGTACCTTGATACATGATTCCGTAGTCCTGACCACTGATCTCAGTTGTCATGTCCATAAGCTTCACAGTACCAACTGCTGATTTATGGAAGACAAGACCAATAGTTTTACTATCGTCACCGTTGTAAGCGTTGTTAGCACCTGATGGGTTTGATGATACGTTTGACTGAGGTACGTTGTTACTCATCATCACTGGAATACCAGCAATCTGTTGAATACGACCTGAAGCAAATGAACCATTACCACCTGGGTTAAAGTCAACATCCACTGTCCTGGTTGCACTTTCGGCCAATTTATAATATTCGGCAGGGGGCAATATGCAGTAGCGATCTGTAGGAGGAATGTCGCGCTCATCAAATGCCTGTGCGATGTCATAGATAGCTGCTGCTAACTCATCACCTGATACGTTTGCTGAAGATGTATTACCAGAAGCAAGAGTAGAAACTAATCCACCATTACCACCTGTTAATGTTGCAGATGCTCTTGAAGCATTTGCTATAACCTTGGCGACGTTTTCATCGTATTTTCTGGCAAGAGCCTTACCTAATTCATCAGCGTAAGTTGCCCTTACGTCATAATGGTTCTTCAATTCATCCAGATTCGAGACAAATGCCTGTGATATCAAGAGATCATCAATAGAAATAATCTTCTCATTTGCCAAGATCTGGTTTGCACCTACTAATGGTGTACCTGGTGTGTGATATGCAGCAGTTGCTGTTCCTGTTACTGGGAACTGTGCTGATTTACCTGAGGTTATGGTACGAACAGAATGTAATTGCTCATTGAAGATGTTGTTACGAGCAAATGCTGTAAGAACTTCTCCTGAGAACACTTTAAGGAAAAGAGCATCAAAGTCTGTTCCACTATTGTTCACCAAACCTAGGCGTGAAACTGTGGCGTTAGCCATAATTAAATTCCTTTAGGTTGATTAATAATTTGAGAAACTAACTTCACTACTGTCTGTTCTCTCAAGTGTTATCTGACGCATCAGGCACTATTGATATTAAGATTTTCGTTTTGTTTAGTTTATACTGAACCGCAATTCCACCTTCTTAAAGAAAGAGCTCTGCGTGTTAACTTACCATTTTTCTTTAATGGTCCTTTACCTTTGGACATCCTTGCACAGAAAGATTTTCTTCTGGCTTTCTGTCTTGGTGAAAGACCTGTCTTTTTAGTAACAGGGGCTTGCAAGTTACTCCCTGTTTCTCGGTTATATTTTTCACGACATTTAGCAGTAAGCCCCCCTTTGGGGTTTTTACATTCTTTTCTGCCGAGAAATGAACCTTTAGACACTAAAGATAAATAAGTATGTTAATTAAAATATAACACCCTTATGCAATCTTTAACTTATTTCTATTTTTATTCCTCCTTTCAAAATTTTTCGTAATTCTTTTACTGCTAGTTTTTTCTTTTTTAAACCTTGCTGTTTCAGCTTTACTTAATTCACTTCTTGTTTTTGGTGTTTTACTACTAACTCTTTTAGATGGTCTACAAGCTGGGTAAGGCCGTCCATCTCCTTTAGTACGTCCACAGTCTTTACCTGTTTTGACATCAACCCACTTCTCTTTAAACCATCTTTTAAGACTCATTTGCCTACTTTCTTCATAGCTATCTTATGAGCTTGATCAAAAGATTTACCATCTCTCATCAAGGTCTTCATCTCCTTCATGTGTCTAGGAGTGTGATGTGCTGAATGTGCCTTCAGCTTTTTCATCTGTGAAAGATTAAGCTTTGCCATTTTTCTTTTTACCTTTCTTTTTGGATTGACGAAGAATCATAAGATCTTCTCTGGTGATTTTGCCATCACCAGTTTTGTCTAGTTGTTTTTGTTTTTTAGATAAAGGCATGATTAAGTTTTACGATAACCTCCACCACGTTTTTTATAAGTTCTAACCAACCACGCATTGGCATAAGCAGAAGGATAGACTCTAAACTTCTTCTTTGCTTCTGACTTTACCCTTGCATAAAGCTTAGGATTAGTAGGTGTGTTAGCCATAATTAACGGTTAGAGAATACGTCACTACCACCCAAGCGTCTTTGTACATCTTCGGTGTAGCTAACATCTTTACCATAGCGTGGATCTGACATAGCAGTAACTACTTCTGCTGTAGATCTGAATGGTGTAGGTCCACTTTGAGAAGCACGACCTGTAACTAAACTTGGTTCAACACCCATAGCGTTTTGATACTGTGTATAAAGTCCTTGTACTGCAAACTTAATTGCAGTTGCATTTCCTGTTTCAGTTAAGTTATTAAATTCCTTAACCTCATCAGCAGGGAGATTTTCTATAGCCCATGACACCATCTTACTGTAGTTGTCATCACCACCGATTGAATCTTTGATACCTTGTATTTGTGCAGTGGCTATATCTTCACTTGCTGCTGCACCACCTTTCAATCCATCAAGGTAGGTATCTATTACTTGTTTAGAGAACCCTGCTTCTCCAAGCTTTGCATAATCATCTTCATTTATTTCACCTGTCTCTTCGAATCTGGTAGAGATCTCCTGTGGATCAATACCAACTTCTTCTAAGACAGAAGCAAGGCCATCACCATAAAACTCTTCTGCATTAAATTCAGTACTGTCAGTAGTTTCTGTTTCTTCTTCTGCTGGTGGTTGATCTTCTTCTGTTACCTGTCCTAGCTTACCTTCAAGTTCTTTATAACTGGCAGCAAGATCTTCTACTGATTTAAACTTTCCAAGTATCAGACCGTTATCATCAGTTTCATTTTTAGCTAGTGTTTCTAAATCCTGTTGAGACATTGGTGGTGTCTCAGAGACATTTACCTGGGATGAAGTCATAAAAATTTATTAGTTATAAGTCATTGTACGGCCATTCTTAGTTTCGACCACTCTAGGACCAGTCTTTTTAGGTTCATCATTAACACCTAACTTACTGACAACAGCTTTTGCTACTTCAGATTCAGGTGTTTTGTTTTCTTCAGGCTTCTTGGTTGGCATTAGTTTCCTCCGTTAGTTGTTGTGCTTGTGCGTTGTTTTTAGGATCGAGTAATGGAGATCCAAGAGCAGCAGGTCCGAGACTTTGGATAAGTTGCTGCTGTTGCATTGCTTGCATCTCAGCCTGTATCTCCTCCTGTGTCTTCACTAGGTTAGCAGTATCTATTCCAATAGAAGTTGCCAACCGTTTTATAGCTTCATCGACATTCATGTACTGTCTCATAATGTCTGGACCTAAAGCCTGACTTACTGTTCCGATAAACTCAATAAGCTTATTACGATCATTACCACGACCAAGACCTTGAACACCAGTAACAATCTTAGGTTTGACTAATTTCTCTGGCAGCTTCGGTGCTTTACCAGACCGGACAAGCATGTGCATCCTACGTTTTAAATATTTAAGCTGAAATTCTTGCGTCAGGATGCTGTATATACCACCCAAAGAGTTCTCTAATTCATTAGCCATCATGGTAACTTCTGCTGCTGTTACTCTTTCTGCATCTCTCTGAACAGAACGTGCCATGAGAAAAGCATATTCAAGTCTTGATTCAATTCGTTGTATAGCAGAGAAAGATACATTGAAGTCTGCACCCTTACCGACTTGCATGACAGATATATCATTAGCAGATCCCTCTCTAATAGCACCGTTAGGAGCTTTAGCTAGGGTTGCTGCTCTAGTTACACCATTAGGATTTACAAGGAATATAGTTTTAGCTGATGCTGCTGCACCTTCGATTATTGCCTGCATCAAAGCTTCTAAGCTTATTAGATCGCCTTTATACTCACTGACGTAAGAATGTCCGTAGTCATCACCATCAATCCTACTAAATCTTAAAACGATCCAAGGTGTAACATCAACTTTTGATCTGCCATCAGTGCCAGGTATCTTTTCTCCTTTACATTCCTGATACCATATTTGCTCATCGTTTACTCTTCTGACGTATGTGTATATATCAAGTTCACTATCCATTGTCTTCTCGTCATAGTTCTCTTTCTTTTTAATCTGTTCCAAGAACTCTGGTGACAGTGCATTAGGGCTTACTGATTCCTGTGTGATTATTTCTAATACATTACCAACAGCATCACGCTTGCATACAAACTTTGATAGTGGATATACCTTCAGTCCTTCATCTGTGAGATAGAGAAGAACATTCCCACCAACAATGAGATGCTTGAGTGCTTCAAACATTGCAACTCTGTCGTTTGAGATCTCTATCTCATTCATCAAAGCTGTTTCTATTGTTCGCAATCCCTTATCTATCTCTGTCTCTAATCCTTCCTGTCCTTGCTTCAGCAGTTCAAGACTATCAATACTTAGTTTAAAGAAAGCAGTTGATGGTGGTAGTAATGCAAATAATAGTTTAGATGCAAGACTGTTTACACCTCTAGCACCTACAGCTTGAAAGGGAGTTTTTATCTTTGCTCTTGTACCTGTTGTGCTTTCTGGTATGAGACTAGGTATGGTTAGTTTTGATGATTCCTTTGCTTCTCTATCAAAAGTAGATCTTGCACTTTGTAGTTGTGCATATCTACCCGCAGCAGTTTGTCCTTGTTGATTAGAGTATTCCATTATTAGTAATTAAGATTACCCATACCTGTTTGTCCTTGATTAGATAAAGGTATCCGTAATGAAGCAGTGCCAATAGTTCTACTTCTTGTACCTCTTCTAGTTGAACCAGGTCTTTGCCTTGACCTTTGATCTCCAACTAATACTTGTCTAGCAGTTGGCTCTGGTCTTGGTGGTGTAGGTCTAGGTTCTGGTGGTTTTGGTGGGTTAAAGACGCACATAGCTAATTCTCTAAGACTGATTCTGTGAGCATGGTATCTTTTTGTCTTGCCTGTTGTTCAATCAGGTAATCCACAACATACCGTTGCCCTGCTTTATACCATACCTCTCTATCAGTTAAAGACAAATCAGGATGGCGGTTAGGAAAGATTTGATCTAAGGCAAAGATCAATTCATCTGTAATCACTGGAAGCTTTTCAGATGACATGATTAATAAGATTTATAAGTATTGTAGTTCACTTTTGATAATAAAGTATAGAGCCTTTATATTTTTAAGGAGTCCACAGAGATACTTCACCGGTTTGAAAGTCAAAGTCTCCATCTCTTAGTATCCTTGCCAGTTGTGCATTAAGAACAGCATCAGCAAAGTTATATTTCTTTTTCTCATATGCTTCTACTACCTTTCCCCACATCTCTTCAAGTGTTTTAGCATCACCAAGTATCTTTTCTGCTGTTACTGGACCTACCTTATCTATACCAAAGTAGTTATCAGTAGAGTCACCTGTAAGAGCCTGTATCATCCAATGTCTATTAGCTTTACGTCTGGTTATAAGTTCAAGATCATCACCTGCCAATAAGGTACAAGGTACAGATCTCATGTCCTTATCAACTGAGACAATAACAGGATCAGGATATTTTTTACTGGTGGCAAGTATTGCCATGACATCATCACCCTCTAGACCTTCATAACTTTCAGATTGATAACGTTCTTTTGTCTGTTCAATAATTTTTCCTAGCCCTAATGGTTTTCTTTTATGTTTTCTGTTGGCTTTATACTCTGGATAGATAGTATGTCTGAAGGTTGGGTACTGGGTAAAGCACATAACAACATCTTCTTTGTCTTCTGCTAAAGCTTGATAGTGTGCAGTTCTGCCATCAATCATTTCATGTACATCTCTTTCATCAGCATGCAAAGTATGTAAGTTGTCATCCCATTTAATATCTTGTTCACAGGCACAGCATGAAGAATAGATCAGCCAATCAGCATCAATTAGTAAAGTCATCAGTTCCCAAAGTAAGTGTCTAAAGGAAGCACTAACCTCCCTGTTTTATCGTCATACAATAATTTATCTATCTCACCTGTCATTCCTGTATGTCTATTCTTCAACACACGCAGTTGTAGTTCTGCTCTTTCAGCTACATCCCCCTGCTGGTTTCTTTCACAGGCAACGACCAAGTCGCTTAACTGGGCTATGCTATGGCTGCTTCTAAGGTGATTTAAACTGACACGATTTCCCTCCTCATGTCCTTTTCCTTCTGGTCTACGCAAGTGAGAGACAACAATCAAACCTATACCAGTAGATTCAACCACCTGTCTGAGCTTGGTACAGACCACATCCAAAGCTCTTCTTTCATCTAAGTCAGAGATTCCTGACACAACTATTGTTAAATGATCCAAGATCACAACATCCACACCCTCTGCTGTAGCGAGATACTGTATCTGTTCGACTAATCTATCAGGATCAATAGAACCGAAGTGATCATATAAGAATAGTTTTCCTGTTCCAAACAACCTATCAAACGACTGCTTTAAAGTTTCTTGTTCAATATTATCCTCAAGATGTAATGGTTTATTTACCTCAACACCAAGGATACCTTGCATCGTTCTCTGTACTGATTCTTCCAAAGCTATATATCCAACTGTCAAATCATTTTTAATAAAGTGGTGGGCTAATTCTCTGCATATAGTTGATTTACCAGTACCACTTCCCGCAGCTATGCATATCATTTGTTGTTTATGAAAGCCTTTAGTAAAGGTATCAAGCTGTGGAAATGGAAAAGGACAGACACTGTTAGTACCTTTCTTTGTCAGTTCTTGCCAGAGGTTACTGGCGTTAAGTATTCCATCTGGTCTAACAGGTGTTGCCCTGAATAACAGATCCCTAAGTTCTTCCCCTTCTCCTGCGAGGAGCATTTCATTAGCATCTTTTCTTGGAAGTCTACATATAGCTGCCTTGCCAGCAGGTAAGATTTTAATTGCTTTTTCGGCAGCAACCATACCAGGCTCGTCACTATCGAAGCACAGAACTATGCGTACAAATTGAGATAACCATTTTAAATTTGCTGCTATATATTTATTAGCTGACTGACTACCAGAAGGCAAACTTACTACAGGAAACTTGTTACCTTGAGCCTGTGATACAGACATGCAATCTATCTCACCTTCTGTAATAGTGACAAACATCTTACCTGTATTCTGTTGTCTCCATAGCTTCTGACCCCAAAGCTGTAGGTTGCTGACATCACCCAACCATATAAATCTTTTATTTTGATAGCGTATATGCTGTGCAGCTGGTCTTCCTAACGCATCTTCATAGGTCGCCACCTGCACAGGTACTCCATTATGTTCTGTAATCCCATAATTAAATAGTTCACATGTCTCCTGTGTTATGCCACGCTTTGGCAATGCTTTTGGTGTAACAAATTTTAGTAATGGTTTCTTCACAGTCTTGATAAAACTTTTCTTTGGTCTTTCTTTTGGTGGGTGATAGGTATAGCTACAGCCGAAACAGAAACCATGTCCGTCATCATAGATAGCCATATTATCTTTGCTGCCACACTCAGGGCAGCTTGTCTTCCTTACATAATTGCTCTTGTTCTTCATACCAGTCTCTGGGAATAGAGCCATGACTCCAGAGAAAACCATGCTTAGTAGCCCAAGCACCATAGGTTAAACTTCTTTTGCCACGACTCAATTTTGTTTTACTATTCTGAAAACAGAATCGTATATCTAGTTCGGGTCGTTGCGTCTTGATCGCAATATGTTTTCTGCGGTCCTCCTTTGAGAAAAATCCCTTAGTTTCAATGCAGATACCGTTGTTAAGGATGAAATCAGGCTTATAAGTGCAACTGATTTGGTAGTTAATATCGAGTGTTTCATAAGAGAATTGAACTTTGTCTGCTTGTAATGTCGCTGCAATACCAGCTTCAAACTTACTTCTAAAATTCGTCCCCTGCTGCAACTGTTTCAAAGCCTTGGACTTTGGGAGTTTCTTTTTGGGTTGCTTCTTCTGTTTCAAAGCCATAGCCTTGTGCTGTTTTATTGTATTCGACATGGTTATGAATGATCACAGCTTCTGGTTGAATCTTAATACCAACACCAAAGCTAGGGTTTTCCCAACCACTGCAACGCATATTGACCTGTCCAGTTGTACCAGGACCACACTTGTTTACCTTCTCCTTCTGATCCTCTGACATAGGAGAACCATCAGCATTAAATAAAACAGGTGGTCTTTGTTTCCACTGCGTACCATCTGCCCTGATACCACCACCTTTCATTTTGGTCTTTACTCTGAAGTATGGCTTGCCATCTATCTCTTCAAAACCAAAAGGTAAAGGTGCAAGCTTGTACTTTTTGTTAGGGTTAGCAATCTTAAGTTGTGACTTCCATCTGTCTAACAAACCATTAAGTTGTTCTTCAATGTCCTGTGATTTTTCTGGATCTATAAGACATTCAACTTGCCATATACCAGAAGCATCAAATTTGGTGTCTGGCTCAACTAACCAAGCAAATTGAAAAAGACATACAGGTGATGTGATGTTAAGAATTTCTGATTTAATCATTTGGAAATTTCTGTTGTAGTTTCTTTTATATTCGTCCTTGTTGGACGTAAATTTGATATTATCGTACATTCTATCTCTGTCATCCTTTATTACTAACTGAACACATATAGTGCGTCTAACACTTCACAGATATTAAACTCCCCTAAATCTGGTGGTGTCGGTAGTTTTTGTGGTTTATCCAACTGCATTACAGACTGATCGTATAGATCATCTAATACATTCGATGTGTACATTTCGACAAAGGATTGTTTCACACAGGAAATAAATTCTTCTATATCAGCAGCAGTAGATCCAAAACAATCATGGATCGTAGTAAAGTTTTTAAGTCCTTGTTTATTACTTTTATCCAATGCTAAATGTACATTAGCAGCGTCAAGACTATGAACAAAGTTAGCAGCAAAACTTCTTGTAGATTTATTACTATTCACCTCTTCAGTCTCTTCATTAAGTGACAATTTCACAGTGCTAGTGCCTATTTTAGTCTTTATTCTTTTAATATTTTGTATGAAATAATTCTGATTAACATAAAACTTAGAGGCTGTATTCCACTTCATTGTTTTATGTTCATTGCCATAACATTTAGCAATGTCTGTTAAATATTTCATAATGATTGATGACTTTGGACATACCTTTTTCACAGTCTCAACAATTTTTCTGGCTAGAAAATAGTTATGTGCAAAGCTATCTTTTTCCCAAGGTAGATCTACATCATGTTTATATAAATATTCTTTGATTGATTTTGTAATACCAAATAACGTACCACTATAAGGAATAACCATCACTGGTTTCTTTACCAGCTTTCTAGTAATAACTTCTCTATTGTTTAACCATTCAACAGCTAACGGGTCATCACTATCAGCTAACTCTGTTAATAATTCTGTTCTTACTTCATCATATAGATCCTGTACTTTATCAGACTTAATAAGATTAACTCTTGCTGCAAGGTCTTGATCACAAGTCATGGCAGCAAAGTGCTGATAGCCATTATTCGTGCCATCCAACAGAACAGGATGCTTTGATATATACCCATAGCCCTGCTGTTGCAGTTCAAACCATTCAATACACCAGGCAACAAACTGAAATGGTTCATCTGCCTTGCTCCATAAACTGACAGTGGCTTCTGGGTTAGTAGCTATCTGATCAGCTAAAGCAAAGCCTTCAGTATTAGCCCACTCTATTCGTTCCTCATAGCTACTTTTACTAAGACCCCAATGATTAGCACCCGCAATTCCCAGCCAATTCTTAGCTGTCTCATCCTTAATTGCTGCTCCATTATGAAATCTATGTAAAGCTCTAGCTAAATCATTACCCTGTGGATTAAAAACAGCAGCTACTGGGTAGATTCTACCTGTAAAATCTGCTTGCCATACATGATAGAAAGTAGCATCTTTGTAATAAAGGGCTGTATCAAGCAGAGTCAGGCATTGAAATCTTTTCATCCTATCGTGTGCATTTTGATCATGTATTCTTCCTTCTTCTTTTCTCCATTTCAATCTTGCATCCTTATTAGTATCAATATCAGAAGGTTTCGGAACTGATGGTAATATTTCAGCATCTATCAGACACCCCACTTCTATACTTCTATCCCAACAGCTTTGAGCAATTTCAAGAACACTTGTATTCACTTCCCATTGCGTATTCTGTAGACAATTTAATGCTTGAAAAAACGCTCTTGGTTTCTTTTCTGATACTTCTTGCAAGTAAGAGAGATCCCTGCTCTTAATAGCTTTGATATGTTGCAGTCTCTTGGTATGAAAACCACCATCAGTAGTGCTTAACCATTCGATAGGTTGTTCTACACAGGGCATATAAATTGGATAGCTTGCAAGCCTGTTTACTCTCTGTCTCTTCATCCATTCGTCAATGCTTTCAGTGAACTCCACATAGTTTTGTGTAGTCCTACCCATCCTTTTAGATACAACCTTAACCATACCCAAGGTATTGATTAATAGATCTAATAGTTTCATTCCTATGCGTAGCTTCTCTTCCTTTGCCCACGATTTAAAGACAAAACCTCTGTTATTCATGTGGCCTATCATCATATTGCGTCTATAACGTGGGTGAGTTGTATCAGTTATATGTTTTTTAACAGCAGTAAAATGTCGTTTATCTTCCTCTTCAAAGACACTAAACCTTATTTCGTCTTCTAACAAATGACCTGTTTGAATGGCTATCTGTGTAGCTGTATTCCCTTGTGATGTGCCATCAATAATTGCCTTGAAAGCAATAAAAGCTACAACATCTACATCAGGAAATTCTGATAACTTTACAGCAGCAATAGCTTTCGGCCCTGGTTTACCCCTCCAAGACCTATCAATAAACTGCTGTATTGCTTTTGAATAAGGTTCAAGACCAGCAGCGATCATGTTTCTGGCATAATCTGTTTCTGATTCTCTTCCTTTTTCAATACACCTCTGGATTTTCCGTTGACGAGAAGCATAGCCCCGATCAAGCATTTCCTGTTCAATTTTTACCTGTTCACTCATGCTTTGACAGTCTCCATGCTTCAATAAGACATTCCAATTCAAAAATTCTCAGTTTTGCATTAGCTATCTTCTCATCTATTACCTTGTTACGTTCGTATTTATACTTGTTGAAGTTAATTACCTTTGGCATCTGTTGTTCTGTACTGGGTTATAAGTTCGGTTAGGTCTGCCAGTAGATCATCACACTGGTTGCGAAGATCCACTACAGATTCCTCATCCTTATCAATCAACTTAGCAAGTTCCTCAAGGCTGTATTCTCTTGTGCTGAAAGTGACATGGCATGCTTTACAGGTTCTGCTTCTCCATGTATATGCAGTACCAGGTCTTTCTCTAACAGTATTAACTACTAAAGATTTGCTACCGCATTTAGGACATTGAATCATCAGTCTCCCTATCCATTGTTAAAAACTTATCATCTAGTTTTTGTATGCACATTTCCCATGCGTCATTATGGCTGATATCTAACAACTTAGATAACTCTTTTGATAGATCCCATAGATGACTAGAAATGGCATTAAGACTGTACGGATAATCACTCATTGGTTACATTCTCCCTAACAAGTTTGTATTCATGACCTAAAACTAAAAGTTTTTTAGGTGTTTTTAAACCTAGTTGTTTTTCTTGATAAAGAATTACTGTATCAACCAACTCATGGATTAAATCTTCTGGAATCTCTCTTTCAATAACTTTCTCATCTATTAACTTGCCAATATGTATGCATATAAGACTAAGTTCAGCATCAGTGAATTCCATTTACCTACCTCCCTGAAACTGGATTTCTGCATGCTTCAGACTCTCCCAATACATGCCATTACCCTCATCATCAATCAGAATAATAGAATGTTTCTCAAGGTCTACACACACTTCTTTGATATACCTCCCTTCATCACCTTTGGATAAAAAGATACAAGCTCCCTTTAAATATTCAACAGGGATACTTTGACTGTTACTTAGTTTCATTTTAATAACTCCATGCATACTTCAACACCCTTCTGACATAGGTCTCTCTGCTTCTCTGTTAGATGAGATCCAATAGACTCTGCCATCTCTACACATTCTTGAGATAGGGCATCATTAGGTGCAGTAATAGCCAATACTAAAGCATGTAGATATGCTTCTTCATGGTCTTTGATTTTGGTTTCCATTTGATAAATAAAATTCTGGGACAATAGGTTCAAAAGAACCTGTTAAAAATTCATACAGAAAAAATTCTTAATAGGTTCATTTAAAGTTTCGCTACGGATAATAACCAACTAACATCTAAAAAAATAAATAAAAGAAAGAAGCCTAAAGTTAATTAGGCTCTTTTACATCTAAAGACTTATAGACTTCTAGAAGCTCTTCGTCTGTGGCTTCATGATCAAACCATAGTCTCTCGATCTCTGCACGTCTGGCAGCTTTAAGCTCTTTTTCGTAATCGTATTTGTTACAGGTCATTTATACAACCTCCTTAATAGTTACTGAAAGATTAAATTCAACTGAATTAAAATCTGGAATGTCTTTCCAATCAATTAGTCCATGTTCAATGCAAGTCCAATAAACTATTTCTTGAATTGTGTCACGGTCTTGACTAGCTAAAATTTCCTTTAAATTTTTCATGGGTTAATAAATAACTGGGCAGTTAAGGTTCACTTGTTCAGAGAACCCTTTAAAACCTCCTCAGAGGCTTTAAGGGATTGTCTAAGACTCTTCTATAAAGAATGTATAAACACCTCTATCTTTTCTTATCTCATTCATTTGGTATGAGTAACCTTTAGGTAAAGTGTCTAACCACTTTGAAAAGTCTTCTGGCATTAAATTACCAGAGTAAAAAGGTATTGAATGATCAGGAGGATAAGACATTTTAAAAAGTACCTGCTTTGTTTTCTAATAAGTCAATACCAGTAATAGCTGCTCTTAGCCAGTCATAAGCTTGACGTTTAGTCAAACCTTGGGCTAAATGCCCTGCTCCTCCTCCTTCATTAGAAACCCTGTCTAAGTTGTAATAATCAGCTACACCTTGTAAATAAATGTTCCCTGGATTATGACAACCTTTCTCTGTGTTCCAGGTTTCTATTGGATTGTTAGTCTTTTTATTGAGTGTCTTTAATAAAGACTCAATGTCCTTTTGTTTGATTCGGTTCATTGTTGTTAATAAGTTCTGGGGCTTAGGATCTATTTGTGGTAGTCCTATGCGTAGGATATATAAGTGTGCGCACCGATGAAATAAAATAACAAATCCTTAACACTTTGTAACAATAGACCCTTTATATACCCCCTATGTTCTATTTTTTGTGTCCAAATTGTCCGTTATTGTGTCCAAAGCTATCAAAACCCTATCTATTACTAGTGTGTAGAACTGTCTCTATGACAGTACTGCAATAAAAAGACTGTAGTTATAGTAAGAATCCACACAAAAAAGTCTATGCATAGGGGGGACTTTTAGTTTTGTATATATGCGTAAACCCCTCAAATTTTTGTTCCAAAATTATTTCAGACCTATGTATAGGTTATCTATAAGTTATCTAATAGTTATCTATTAGATACCTAATAGTTGACTATAAGAAAACTATAAAAGTTAACTATAAGACCCCTATAGACTGCCCAGAAGTGTCTTATAGGGATCTTATATTATTTATTTTAGAAGATTATTCTGATGATGATAGTTCTTTGGGGATTCTGTGACTTTGTAATTAACTATTATTGTCTTTAGTGTCTTAACTGGGCAGTAATTTGTCAGAGCCAAATCACTACCCACATCCTGTGGTCGCTATCCCCCCCCCTATAGTCCCCCCCCCTTTCATGGGGTTATTTATCTACAAGTGGAACCTAATAAGTGTTACTTATAAATCCATCGGAGGAGGCATTAGAATTTCTTATCTGTGCAGGTGTTAGTCCTAGTGCTGTTTGTGTAACAGAATTGTTAATAGAGGAACCCCAATTATCTAGGTGTATGGAGAGTAATTCTTCTTTACGAGATCTTATATTACGGTCTTCATCCTGGTTCATATATTCAGTCCAGTAAGCTACAGCACCTGATAGAGCATCTAATATGTCATCGTGTACAAGAGAACCTCTATGCTTGGTTATACGAGACATTTGATAGAAGAGTTGAAGCTTTAATTTTCTTTCTGGAGCTTCGTTAGGGTTAGATCTATAGTCTTTTTCCACTACCTTGCGGTCGAATATGAGCCTGTGAGAGTTCATAACAGGTTCTAAGGTATCTATTATCCTTAGTTCTTTAGTCTTTGTATTGCGTACGTCTTGTACTTCACAGGGATGATATTTCATTAGGAAGGGTTTTAATAGTTCAGCGAACATACCACCACCCATATTTGACTCAACGAGGATTGTATTTACCTTATTTGTCTTGGCTATCTTGGATAGTGTTGTTAAAACAGCGTCTGAGTAGCCACCGTTTAGTCCACCAGCGTCTGGAACGTATAGATTACCGTTAAGCATCTTTACAACAGCGTATCCTGTGGCATCACGTCCTTTACCGGAGGGGTCAATGAACATAACAGAGCCTGTATATTCAATCCAATCACCGAATTGCTGTGCAGGTCTGTAGAAATGGTCTCCATTAAAGCCAACGCATGGTAATTCTTTGATGACGTACTCGGGAGAGGATGACCATATAACCTTTTCTGGTGCATGATCAGGGTTTACTGATGATATTATTAGGTCTGAAAGCTTGAGAGGGTAACGGTCTTGATCACTAAGGCTAGTGTCGAGCATGAATTGCAAGCTAAACCCCGAACGTCCATAGGAGGCTTCACGTTCCATGAGATCTATTGATGAGAATCTATCAGGGTCAACAGGATCTTTAGGCTTTACAAGCTCTTCTGATAGCCTCTGAGCTAACTTAGGAGCAAGTCTATCTCCATAGTTGTTTTTTAGTTCTGGATAACGTGCGGTCCATATACGTGTTGTATATCCACGCTCTTCTAATGTCAGATATAAAGATTGTTCTGTTTGAGGTGTACCAAGAAAGGTAATTTTACCGCTTGGTTTCAGTATTGCATCAAATTCTTTTACAGCTTCTGATAGTTTGTCTCTCATCGGTTGAGTAAAGCTGTTATTTGGTACCTCTACGTCATCAGCAATCACTTCATCTGCTCTACTACCAGCCATCTGTCCTAAAACACCCTGAGACTTTACAGAGGGGGCATGATCAGCAGATGCAGGCCCAACATCAAAACTTATCTTACTGTTTCTCTGAGTGTCTTCTGGACGCAATGGAGCTAATATTGGCATCTCATTGATAAGACGCATGGTAAATGTAGAGAAATTATCTGCTCTGTCTTTACTGGCTGAGACAACAAGGAACTTTAGTTGTGGATTCATCCGTAGTTTCCATACAACATAGGTAGAAGTTATCCAACTCTTACCCACCCCTCTAAACGCTTGTATGATCTTTCTACGAGGTCCATGCTGTAAATACTCAGCAATGTCTAATTGAACTGGTGTAGGGTCAGGTAGGTTTAAATGACGCCACGTTATGATTAGAAAGTATCTAAAGTCTTGTAGTTTCTCAGGAAGCGGTTGCAATTATCTCTCAAGTGCAGGTATTACATCAAGGTCTGGAAGGTTTGACATAAGATCTTCCATAGGACTCTTCTCTGTTGGAATACATTCAATGCCATTATCCTTAAGAAGTTGTCTTGCTACGTTAAGATCACCAGGTTTTGCATCTCCACTTTTTACCTTGTCTAACAATTCTTGTATGAGAACTGTATGAAGGGATTCTAATAATTCTAATTTATTTGCTTTTTCCATAGTTAAAATGTTCTTGCAACCAATATACCTTGTTTTAGAAATTTATGCCCAAGACAGCTACAATCGGACAACGATTTAAGATTGATGATCGTGTTGTAAGAAATCATACAATTGGATACTCAGGTAGTAAATATAAAAAACATATAGGAACAATTGTAGAAACTCTTACAAGAGCTAATAAGCTAGGTGTTAATCAATATTATTATAAAGTTCTTTGGGACGATAAAAGATCATCTGAACATGCTCAACATAGTCTTAAACCTGTCGAGTAAAGTTTTTTTTGTTTTATATTTTTTCTTTTTAGTAGTCTTAGTATTTTTTGTTCTGTGATGTTCTGATATTTCATAGCGTATAAGTTTTGTATTCATTTCTGAAATACGGTCTATGGCAGCCATGATAAGAAAATCTTGTAGCTTGTTTTCTTTCATCAGTTCAAGACAGACTTCTCTTACAACAGCATCAGGCATCTCTTTAATTTCTCTTCTTCTAATTTCAATATCAAGTTCTATTTCAGTTGGTGTTTTACCAATAAGAACTTCATAAAATTCTTGATGATTCATACTTGTTACTAGATACTTCCCAATTATGTATATGTTTGCTAATTTTGACTTGACTACCTCACACAGTCAATAAGCCCTATTACCTCCCTAATAGGGCTTTGTTATATAACTATTATGGAAGAACAAAAAAAGAAAAACCCCATACAAAAAATAAAAGAGACTATTGAAGATAAGGAAGAACAA